TTTTAAGAGGTCACGGACACAACGACGAGGAAATACGAGTTACCCGTCGTGATGGCTCAGTTCTTATATACAAGCAGTTCGGTAGCAGTTGCCTGAACGATGGACCTACACCTGGCTATGCTAACTCAATTGATGACGAAAACCGACCAGTTAAATATCACAACCAGAACCACCAGAACACCTTTGGTATGCTTGACGATCACGAAGATGGAACGTACACGCTACACACCATTGATGTCGTAAACGGTAAAGCAAGGTTTGAGGGCAAAGAATATAATGGAAACATCTGAACCAACTGATTACAATATAAACGAACACGACCACGTTAACTGGCCAGATGAAAAGCTGGATAGGGAACTTGCAACATGCGACCTATTGCTAGACCGCTGGCAGGTATCAGAAGAACGACGCAAGCAGATAGGGCTTAGGGCTTTACTTGCCCGTGAGGAGTCCATACACCGCTATGCAGAGCGTTATCAGGATAAACACGAAAATGAGTGAACGTGGTATAATGCTTACATACAAAAGGGGATTATATGATAATTAACGGCGACAGTATGGAAGTATTAAAAACACTGGACGAAAACTCGGTAGACTCAATTGTTACCGATCCGCCCTATGGTTTATCATTTATGGGTAAAGCCTGGGATCACTCAGTACCTAGTGCTGAATTGTGGCAAGAAGCCCTTAGGGTGTTAAAGCCTGGTGGCTATCTACTAGCATTCGCAGGAACTCGCACCCAACACCGTATGGCTGTAAACATAGAGGACGCAGGCTTTGAGATAAGAGACATGATAGCTTGGGTGTATGGTTGTCTAAGCGAAGATACCGAAATACTAACTAAGGACGGGTGGAAACTGTACCATAAAAACATATTATCTGATAGCGTACTATGCTATAATATAGACAATGACACCTACGAATACAACCAACCAACTAAAAAATACTGGTACAGAAACGAACATACCGCCTACAGCATTAAGTCAGATACTACAGACCAAATCGTCAGTAGAAACCATCGTGTTATTGTTGAACGAAACGGAAGAAAAGAGTTTGCCTACGCCGAAACACTGGAACGCCAAGAGGGTGTACCCGTACTGGAAAGCCTGTCTAGTTTGCCAGACACCATTTATGACGTACACCAAAGAGCAAGCACAACGAAACAAGACTTGCTCAACCGAGTGTGCGAACAAGATGATAGGCAAAGCCAACAGTGGGAAGAAGCAGACAAAACAGAAGTGTCCAGTCTGCGAGCAGATGTTCTATCCAGCGAGCCAGAGCAAGAACAAGCCAAGAATAAACTGCTCAAGTATATGCAACGGTTACTTACGTGGCAAAGAGTGGGGTACACACGCCTACAAGGGCAGAGCCAACTGGACACCAGAGAGCGAACTAGCACTCAAGCAACGAATGACGGGCGAAACGAATCCAAGCTGGAAGGGTGGAGTTACCTATCGCAACCGCAAGGGCAAATACGCCGAGCAAGCGATAAAATACGTCAGATGTCCAAAAGATTATTTAGCTATGGCGAGGACAGACGGCTATGTTATGGAACACCGACTATTAGTAGCTATGCAGATGCAACGACCACTTACGAGAGCCGAGTGCGTACATCACATCAATCACGACGCAACGGACAACAGAATAGAGAACTTAATGCTATTCAAGACCAACGGGGAACACAAGAGATACGAGTGGGGTCAAGCCATAGTACCACTTTGGCAACCGTAACACCAATTGAGTATAACGGTCATGTCTGGTGCGTTGAAGTGCCAACGGGTGCATTTGTAGCAAGGCGTAACGGTAAGGTATTTATTACAGGCAACTCAGGCTTCCCTAAAAGCCATAATATAGGCAAGGCTGTGGATAAGATGCAGGGTAATGAGAGGGAAGTAAGTGGTACTGGTACTGCTGGTGCTGGATTCAACAAGGTTAAAGGATTTGGTCAGAACACTACAAAAGGGGGAGAAGCTACTACTGAGTGGGATGAAACCAAAGGCACATCACCCCACGAAGGCTGGGGCACTGCACTTAAGCCTGCACTAGAACCTATAACAGTAGCTCGTAAACCATTCAAAGGTACAGTAGCAAACAACGTACTAGAGTGGGGTACAGGTGGTATCAATATAGATGGTTCGAGGGTAGGGACAGATATAATGCCAGCCGTAGAGATTAAACATAGTTATGGTAATGGGAGCGATAATCATTTCGGCGGTGGAAAACCCAGAGGCAAAGTAACAACAACCCAAGAAGCACAAGGCAGATTCCCTGCTAACCTAATACTGTCGTATCCAGAAGACGAGTACACACTAAAGGACAACGTAGCTCCTGATGAACTAAGAAAACTAGCGGAGTATTTAGATGCGAACGCCTAATACTAATTGCGACGTGTGTAATGCCGAGTTATACAGGCGACCAGGCGACCAAGCTAAGTTTAATTCAGTTTGCTGTAGGGGTTGTCGGTCAGAGCTATACAAGAACAGAGAGCCATCACCCAACCTATTACTTGGCAGAGTTAAGGGCAATAACCATTTAACTGGTATTCCTAAAACAGAATTACACCGCAACAAGATGAAAAAGATAATGAGTGAATGGTGTTCTAACAACACAGATAAGGTAGCCGAAAGAGCAAAGAAAACACGCATGGAAAACCACTATCTATGGAATGGTGGCTCAACTATACTAAACCAAAAAATACGCAGAATGATAAATATGCGAAACTGGCAAAAAAGTGTCAAAAAAAGAGATGGCTATGTTTGTTTGTGCGGCTCTACCGAGAACCTTGAAGCCGACCATATAGTAGAACTTAGAACACTATTGGTTGAACATAATATAAAATCAACCGAAGAAGCTAGGGCCTGTGTGGAGCTATGGGATATATCAAACGGACAGACACTATGCCGTAAATGCCACTATGCCAAAGACGGTAGACAATTTAGAAAGGTAACCGCATGAACATCGACAAGACAACATTTGATAAACTGCCAGATGAAATAAAGAGGCTATTTGTTAAAGCGCCCAATCCTGGTAGTGATGAGGTAGTAGGGTTGTTTCCTGATACTAAGACAAACTCAACGGGCAAGAATAGCCCATCAGATTATAATACTAAAAGTGTTTTTGGTGCTGGAACGGGTAGTGGTGCTAAGCCTTACGGTGGCGACTCTGGCTCTGCTGCTCGCTTTTTTTATTGTGCGAAAAGTTCAAAAGCAGAACGCAATAAAGGGCTTAACAGGCTTAACTGTGCTATAATAGATATATGCAAAGACGAAAATACGGAACAGGTCACATCACTCCTAAGGGATATATTAGAATCAATACCCAATTTGAACATAGACGAGTCTGGATTGAGGCTAACGGTGCAATACCCAAAGGATACTATGTCCACCATATTAACCACGATAAATCAGATAACCGACTTGAAAACCTACAGCTTGTTGATGCAATCACCCACAAGAGAATCCATGAAGGATGTATTGTCAAAGATGATGAATGGCTTAAGCCCTGTGGAGTCTGTAAAGAGTTTAAGCGAATTGACGATGACAACTGGTACTTCTCAAGAGAAGGGTGGATTAGCTACGGAAGATGTAAGAAATGCCATGTATCAAAGGTTGTTGAAGCTAAAAGACGAAAGCGAATGGAAGCCAAGAACCTCGACACATCCAACGGTTAAGCCAGTCCGCCTGATGCAATACCTAGTCAAGCTAGTAACACCAGTGGGCGGTATTGTCCTCGATCCATTTAACGGCTCAGGCACTACAGGCATAGCTTGTAAGCTCGAGGGCTTTGAATACGTGGGTATTGAGCTAGACCCAGAATACTGCACCCTATCAGAGGCTCGTATAGAGGCATGGGCAATAGAAGCAGAACAGGTAAGTATGCTATGAGTGAAGAAGACCCAACTATACGCATGAGCATAGGCTCTCACGAGTTTGACCTTAAACGTACTAACTCTGAAATATTCCACTTTATGGGTGCGCTGGCAGTGTACAATCACCTGTTTATTCTTGAAGATGAAACAGAAGATGTCAAAACAGGCAGGTTCATACCGCAAGAGCTAATAGGCAAAGAACCGTTCGACCAGGTTATGGGGCTAATGATAGAAAACGGCTACCCTGTACGCCTTAATCAACTTGAGGTTTCAGAAACAGACGCAGCAAACATTGAGCGAATACTTAAAGGCAACGACGCAGACGAAATACCCAACTGGTTGCCAGAGGTTTAGCGTGCTACAATAAACACAACTGGATTAGTCACCAGGCGTTACTGTACGAGCTTTGACCGTGAAGCCCTGACTACAATAGCGTAAGATACAATTGACCACTGGCTTACGGTAAGGAAGCGTCTCTCCACGGGCGCTTTCTTTCTATTCTGTTTATAATTATTTTTTGGTACTTTAAGTAGACCTCCTTTTCCGACTGTAAGCAGCGGGGAGTTAAGTATTAAAGCATTCCCTGAGTAAAGGTTGCAGTTCGGTTGTTCAGGGATAGCTTCATTAGCAACTCCCCTTATTAAACTTGTTAGTATATTAAGGTATTAAAGGCATGGTGTTAGTAGCAAGATGTTAAGTACCTATGCCGTCATCAATCAGGCTTGTCCTCGTATCTTACTTTTGAGGCTTTAGGGCTTACTACCAACACTACTACCTTTAATATGAACTAATTGTTAAGGTACACGATGTTTTACTTTCATCAGTACAAAGCAGACTTTACGATAGTCTAAAACGTTGAGCAAGATATCCACTTCTTTGTTTATACTCGCTCAGTGACCTACCTTGTCAAAAGCTCCCCACGAGTGTTGCATAAATATAAGTTCTTTGTTATACTAGAAGTATCGCAAGAGAGACAGCCACTTCGTAAGAGGTGGTTTTTCATTTATACCGCCCTATTCGTATCTCGCAAAAGAGACAAATAGTTATTCTTATAATACCCCGTACTTAATAATATTGCAACAGCCATAAGTAGCATGTGTGTTGCCGGTGTATAAAAATAGACCCTAGCAGAGTAGCGAAGGTCTATTAGTAGTATTCTATCCTGAGATAGTTTAGTTATGCGCTGGGTAATCCCCATAAGGTACGAGAGCAAACCGTAGTTTATCTTTACATAAGCATTATAGCACAAATAAAAACAACGTGTGCCGTCCAATTACAAAGGGATTACGATATAGTGGTGGACTATAAGATAACACGACACACGCTGTATGGTATTAGTATACTAAATATAGTGGACAACTACAATACATCACACTTGAATACCATTAGCGTATGTGCTATGATAGTTACAGTTAAACCAATTACAAAGGGGAACATATGAACAAAGACCAAGCAACCGTTATAGAATTACTAATCAGAAAGACTGCACTTAAAGATGTAGAAATCTGGCTTAACGAACAATACGTTATGATTGCAAAAGCAATAGAAGCAATTGAGGAAAAGTCATGACAGAAATACCAAAAGACGCAATCTTACGAGTAGAAACGGGATTGACCATAGAGCAGGTGCAGAAGTTTTTTACTAAGACACCAAGAGATAAAATTAAGCAACGTCCAGCAAAAGGCGGCGGTACTTGGGATTATGTGTCAGGGTCATACGTTACGCAAGTGTTAAACTCTTTGTTTGGTTTTTATTGGAGCTTTGAGGTAATAACCCCAATGGCAGATGCACTTGCAACTGCTCGCACAGGTACAGTAGTTGTCCAGGGACGCTTAAAGGTTAAGATTGGCGACGACTGGATTACCAAAGAACAATACGGGCGTAAAGACGTTATGATGAAAAAAAACGGCGACACACCACTAGACTTTGGCAATGACTTAAAAGCCGCTGCAACTGACGCTAAAAAGAAATGTGCTAGCGAGCTTGGACTATTTGCAGATGTTTACTCACAAGAAGATTTCTTTGAAGCACAAATTATTGACACCGCACCAACACCAGAAGAAAAAAAGCAAGCCATTAAGGACAAGTTAAATGAAAGTAATTAAAGTATCACAGCAAAACGACAGAGAAGCCTGGCTACAACTTCGTAGGGGTGTTATTACTGGCACAAAAGCAAAAACAACCGCACCGCCTAAACGTGGCAACGTAACGCCTCAAGGTATATTTGAGCTTCTTGCCGAGCATGTAGCTATTCAAAAAGATGGCGAGCCAGAACGTGATCGTGGTTTGCGATTAGAAAACGAAGCCCTGCAAGCAACTGCAAGCAAGTACAATTTAGACTTAGACTACGACCCTGGCATGTGGTTTTCAGATGACGGCAAACTAGGCGTAAGCCCAGATGCTTCAGAAAAAAGCGACAACCCAACCTTTGCAGCAGAAGCTAAATGTTTAGATAGTAAAAATCACTTGCAAGGTATACTCAACGATCAAGCCAACAAGAAGCTACCACAGTATAACCCACTAGACAGCTTAAAGATTGCAACATCAGACTTTACTGCACAAGCCATACAATACTTTGTGCTTAATCAAAGCCTAAACATATTGTACTTTACCCTATACGATGATCGCATTGCCTTAGACAACGTAGTACACTATGTTATAGAGATTAACCGCAAAGACGTTGCAGAATACATTGACGGTCAAGAAACATATCAACGAGACGCACTGGCAAAAATTGATGGAATGATTAAAGTATTGAAAGGCATTAAATAATGGGCGACCAAGACGAACGCAGAGAAGCAAGAGCAATAGTACGAACCTACAAAGACGCAGACGGTAAAGATAAAAACGTTTATCAGACTTTAGGAACGGCGTGGGTAAGCCCTCACGCATCTACGATCACTATACAGCTTGAAACAATTCCAATAGGTAAAAACTGGAACGGCAAAGTATACATAAACAAACCTTATGAAAAAAGCGACAAAGAACTAACTCACACTTTTAACAAACAAGCTACTAAAGATGTAATATTAGAAGACATTGACGACAAACCCATTGACCTTAGCGTAATACCTTTCTAATGTATAATAGTAATGTCTACCACAACAAGCCTACTATCGGGCATCCTAGCCCACTCATCACGCACCTTTATTTCATACAAAATGAATGTCTGTTTAACATGGTGAGGGGACTAGGACGGATTACCGAATAAATTATGGCTCAAGATAATAAAACATGCCCTCATTGCAAAACTGTTGGTCACTCAGGCTTCTACTGCAAGTCACCCCTAAAGCCACGCAAACCCCTTAAGCGCGCTGCAATTAAAAAGACAGTAGCCAAAGCACCTGTTAAGAAAAAAGCTAAGAAGCGATCCTACTACGTTAAGAAGCTAGACAGCGTATTTAGCCAGTACATTCGTCAAAGCAAATCAGTAGACGGCATTGGTACGTGTGTTACTTGCGGCACCCCTAAGCCCTGGAAAGAAATGCAAAACGGACACTTCTACAGTCGTGGACGTTATGGCACACGATGGGATGAAACCAACTGTCATATCCAAGATGCTGCTTGCAACGTGTTCTTAAAAGGCAACTATATAAACTACACCAGGTACATGATAGACAAGTATGGGCGTGAGTACGTAGACGAATTAGAAATTAAATCAAAGTTATCCACAAAGATTACTACTGTTGAGCTACAGGAAATGATAAACCATTACCAAAACCTATTGACCGAAGCATAACCATATGCTATTATGAATACATCGAACCAATACAAGGGATTCGTAGCAAGCTCAGGAGCATTCAAGTGAAGTTCGTCATAGACAACTTAACTCCTAGGCTGCACCACATTAACATCAACAGCCCCTACCAGGGCAACCAACCAAGCAGAACGTGAAACCCGTTCCAAGCTACACACACTCTATACTTTTACACATAAGAGTAGCGAAATTGGTCAAGGTGCTTTGGTAAAGGCTGTTGATGAACATTAACAATTAAGCGTAGTAGTGCTGAAAATGAAAAAAACCCTAGAAGCTAGTGAATGAAGATCGTAAAAACTTAGTTAAAGCAGTATAGGTCACTAAGGGTCTGCATCGGATGTTATAACATCTCGTTTTCAGCATTACTACGCTTAACAAAAGAAAGGACATCCAATGTCTGAAAAAGTAGAGGGTACACGAGTACAGAAACCAGCAAAGACAATCAAAGTAAGCACCGTAATTATTAGCGTTGCAGTATTTGCCGCTCTTATTGGCGCACTTATGACCGGCTGGTTTATGCGATCAAGTTTTGACGCAACAATTCACGCAGAAGTTGTTACACAAGTAGAGAAGTTAAAAATAGAACAGTAGCTACCACAGCCGTAGCTACTGAGCCAATCCAGGCTGTTGAAATCAAAGTACCTGAACAAGTTGCCGTACCAGCTCCAATAAGCCCACCTGTAGCCCCACAAGCGGTCACAGGGGGATGTGACATAGAGTTAAGCAAGTATGATTGGAACTTGTCAGACGCATACAAGATTATGTTCAAAGAAAGCAGCAACAACCCACTTGCTATTAACAACAACCCAAAAACAGGAGACTACTCTGTAGGATGTTTTCAAATAAACCTTATTGGTAATATGCGAAACACTAGACCTGCAGAAAGTTGGCTACTAGTAGCAAAGAACAACGTACAGTACGCTTACCAAATGTACAGCAATCAGGGTCAAACCTTTTGCAAGACGTCCGGTTGGTATAATAGCTGTAAGGCTACGGGCGTAAGATAATGTGCATTTGTTTGGAACTTTCGGCAGGTAGTTTTTAAGCTCCACCGCGGGAAGTTCCAAACAAATGCACGTTGTGGATGTTTTGAGACGTGGCATGCAAATAACTTAACAATTCGAGTGTGTAGTGTTGGTAGTAAATGTACGGCTGTGACAGCTGAAAGTAAGCCCTGATTTATCAGCTCCTGCTAAGAAGGCGAAACTGTCCCATATATAACTAGTAATTGTCACATGGGCGTTTTATTATCAACATCACACACTTGAATAACTAATAAGGAGAACAACAATGAACGAAAAACTTAAACATTTACTAATACTTGCAGCATCTTTTGCATTTGCATGGGGAGGTTACTTCGCAGTAACATCAATAATCCGAACAAATGAAATCAATTCTTATAGCGCGGAGTTTCGCACAGGATTTATGCAAGGTTGCGAAGAAGAAGGAACAAAAGCCGTATGCAAGTGTATCTATGACGATTTAGAAAAGCGCCTTGGTAATGTAGGCATTTACAACTTAGCACTTGAATACGAAGAGACAGGCGTAGTCAACGACAAAGCTTTTCTTTCAGTATGGGTTTGCATGTAATGTTTGACAGCTACACATCAGACTTAATGAGCGAGGAGGAGCCTAATGACTAACACACTAGATGAGATATTTAACGAAGACTGCCTAGAGACTATGAAGCGTATGCAAGATAGCTCTATAGACCTAACTGTTACCTCACCACCATACGATAACCTCAGAACATATAATGGCTTTGAGTTTGACTGGCACAAGACCATAGAGGAGTTGTACCGAGTCACAAAAGAAGGCGGTGTAGTTGTCTGGGTAGTAGGTGATGCAACTATCAAGGGTTCTGAGACAGGAACGAGTTTCAAACAGG